GCCCGCCTGCGATGATGTTGTTTAGCTGGCCTTCGGCGTTATTGATCGTCTGCGATCCACCCTGAGCGCGATCCATCAGCCCGCCAATGCCTTGCATCTGGTTGGCGTTAAGATCTTCAAAGCGCTGGCCAGTGTACGGATTAAATGGCTGATTACTGAGATTCATTGCCTTTGCAGCATAAGCATTTGCAAGCGGCTTTAGCTCTGTAGGAATAGACTGCGTAGTGGTCGTAGTGCCACCGCCGCCACCGCCCTTGTGCGGTTTTACCTTGTCGCCAGTGAAAGACGGCAGAGCGCTTAATGCAGGCCCGCCAAACTCGGCGTCCGCTTGCGCGTGTAGTTGTTCAATGTTCATAGCTCGACCTCAAGCACTTGGTAGACAGGTTTATAGCCGCAGCGCATCCGGTAAAGCCGTTCTTGCGCAGGCTTGGCAGCGCAGCGGACGCGGGAGCATCCTAGCGCGATAGACATTTGCTTCAATTCGTCAAAATACGCTTCAAAGTGAGCGTTAGGCGCGGTCAGTTCATAAACGAACATCACCCGCATATTCGGCAGTTGCTCGACGTTGCAGACACACCAGCCAACAGGCTCGCCGTCATAATCCATCCTGAGCAGCGTCCGCTCACCGCGGGCGATCATCATCTTTAGCTGGTCGCCGGTAATCTCGCCGCCTGAAGTGGCGCAAGCGCGGCCAAGAGAATCCGCGCCTTCCTTCCATGCGCGGTCGACATGCGAAGAAGGAACAACGATTAATTTGCGCATCAGTTACCTGTAAGGAAGCGGCATTGCAGCCAAGTTCCAGGAGTGCCACTTGCGACACATACCCAGCCATAAATGACGTACTTGCTCGATGCAGACCCAGCTTCAACCGGCGCACTATTGCGCACAAAGTCGCCCTGAGCATTAGCGCCAGTGGTAGGCGCTGCTGTGCTTGCGTTGTTTGTAGCTGCTAGACGGCCTTCTGCGAGCAGATTTACCTGCAAGGCATGCTCACGTAGCTCCCGCTGCATTGCCACATCTTGCAGCGCTACTCTGGGCTGTGTGTTGAGCTTCATCGAGTGCCTGCCGGTTTCAGCTTGGCGTCAATGTGCGTAACCAGCACAGGGCCAGAAAAGCTCACCTGTGCCTTGTGCCAACGTGCCGACTTCAGCGTGTCAAACTTGCCGTCATTCATCGCGCCGCTAGGCCCATCCATGAAGGTTGTGCCGCTGTTCATCATGTAGCGTGTCTGAACCGTTGCAGAGTTAGGCGCAAGCCCATAGCGGCAGCGGATCTGCTGCAAAAGCATGACCATCTCGTCATCACCCGCTTCACCTGTGGTCAGCGAACTGGATACCGAAGAGCCGGACAGGGTTTGCAGTTGGTTTGACGTGTTGAACACCGACAGAACGCGAGCAGCAGAAAACCAGAAGCGCGAGTCATAGCTAATATCAGGCAGTTCGTCGATCGTGGCAGCGATACTGTCCAGACCATCGATTGTTGCGCCTGACGCAACATAGGTAAGAGCGCACTGGATGTTGCGATCAGCGCGGCCCCACTTCTTCGACTGAACGTGGTAAACCAGCGCCGAGTCAAGAGTGGAAGAGTCTGCGGAAGGGTAGAAGATCCAGACGCGGTTGCTTTCGCGGTCAAACGTGCAAACCGTCTTGTATAGGTAGTCAGCCGAAGCATTACCGGCAAACCACTTGCGCAGCAGTCCGTCTGCCAATGGCTGCGGGCGTGTGCCGTCAAACAGCCAGAAGTTGTCAGGCCCGACGAAGAAGTGGACGCCGCCAATATCACACACGGCATTCTTGCCAACACATCCAGCGCCACCGTCTGCAACCTGCGTCCAGTCCCAGATAACAGGCGGGCCAACGTACTGGCCAAGGTAGATCGAGCGCTCTTTGTAGGCTACAGCGTACTCTCCAAGCCTTGCGCCAGCAGTCAGCGGGCCAGGTGTCGAGACAAGCCGACCAGATGCAGCCTGTGTAGTGATTGAAGGCGTCCAGTCCGTGTCATCGAATGCAGCGCAACAGTGCCAGCCGTCAGGCTTTATAGATCCGTCATTGGTGTTCAGCGCCATGACAAACGAGCCAACGGTAAACATCACTTGCGCACTCGGAGCGCCTGAAATGTCAGCGAATGCTCCAGTTGTGGAGCGCTGGATTGTCTCAGCACCGCTACATGCCAGCGTAGAATCACCAAACTGGGCGAAAGTCCAGCTTGAGTCAGCTCCTACGGTATAACCTGCGCCGCGACTGCGATCCGTCCATGTGCCTGAAACCAACTCTTGCAGCTTCGTGCCAGTACCGGCAAACAGTCTGCGGCTGTCATCGAGCTTGTACACCACAGCAGCGCCCTGAGCAGCAGCATCGAGCGCAGGAACACCAGAAGGCGTGATAGCAGTCGGCCCGCCTTCCATTCCGGTCAGTGCTGGCACAAGGTTTGAGCAGTCAGACAGGATGCCAGGCGTAGTCTGGTCTGCGTCTGGTGCAAAGCCGATAATGGGCTGCATTAACGCGCCCTCGCCACTAGCGGTCCAGCCCTGCGATTATCGTTGCCGTTAAGCTGGTCTATGCCGTCAAGAAAGCGGGCAAGCCATGTCTGTGCTCCTGCTTCATCGCCAACATACAGCTTGGCCTCTGCCAGTGCGCCGAATAGATAAAGGCTCGCAGCAGTTTGGCTAACCCAGTTAGTCGCAGCTGTGGCCAAGGCAGGAATGCGCGTATAAAGCACACCCTCAACACTGCCTCCGCCGTCAAATACCAGATCAGAGCCGCGCCATGCGTAGACAGTCGGAGTGCCTGTGGCGTCAGAGTCAACCACAGCTTCCAGCGCTTGCGCTTTGAGCGGGCATTGGTCGCTTCCGGTAGGCCAGAGCAGCTTCACGTCTACAACGTCACTAGCGGGCGTTATAGCTCCGTCTGTGATGGCTGTTTCGGCCAGTACGGTCTCCATCTGCCGAGTGCGTAGGGCGCGGTTCATGCGCTCTTCTGTCAGCACGATGAAATCAGGAATCATGGCCGTCAGATCGTCGCGGTTCATCCACTGTGCAACCTGCGCTTGAACTTCAACGTAATTCATTTCAGGAACCTGTTAAAAGTGACAAGAGCAGGGTTAGCTTTCAGCCAAGCTACTAGGCGTTTCTGATCAATTCCACCATCCTGGCGCATCATGGTGGCCAGTTCAGCCATTGGAATCGTACCAACGTGGCGCATCTCGCCCCACTTCTGGCCATCAGTGGCAGAGCGCATGTCAGCAGCCACATCAAGGAACGGCTGTGCGTCATAGGACTTCTGAAAGACGGTCTTGCCGTCCAGTTCATGCACCGTAGTGGTGATGCCTGTCTGGTAGTCGTGCTCGGTAAACTTGGCCATAGATAGCCCCAATAAAAAAGGCCGCCATAAGGCAGCCTTGGAAACGAATAAATAGTCAATCTCTTATGGAATATGCTTCCACGTTTTCCTGCTTCTTACTTTCTGAATTGATGTAGGATTTGTGCCAAATCGCAAAGCCAGTTCTTTAGTCGGTATATCTGGGTTGTCACGGATAAGCCTGACATCCTCAACGGTTAATTTAGAACTGTGCTGACTTTCTCCACAGTGCATAGGAGGAATAGATTTCCACCTACCTTTGCGCACAGAATCAATCGTGTTTTCGCTATGCGTTCCTACGCTCAAATGGCTAGGGTTTACGCATCTAGGGTTATCGCACGAGTGCATAACAACCAGACCGTCAGGGATTGGCCCATTGTGTAATTCGTAGGAGAACCTATGCGCCAGAACTTGAGTAGCACCTCTACCGCCAAGACCGATCTTGCCATATCCAGCCTTTGATTTCTCGCCACCCTGCCAAAGCCAGCAAGTGTCAGTTTTAACCACTCGCCGCCAGAATCTTTCGGCTACTGGAGCCGGCAATCTTGTACCTGTAGGAATAAGGCCAGCCCGCCTTTGCTGCATGTAGTGAGTTGCGCACATACCACGAGCATTGACGGGCCGACCGCATCCAACATAACTGCAATTAGACATAATGAACCCTCCGAGAAGTGGCCCATTATGTCAGATTTACAACCGTGTTACGCAGTTAAATTTTTCACGGCTCCGTGCGCGGTTTCCGAAGTAACCACCAAGCAAGCCTCAACCGATACCATCTCCTTCTGGGTGTGCCCTGTCTTAGCCAAAGGCTCAGACTTGAAGCCGCCCAAGTAGGCAACGCCGGCATACTCTGGATTCAGAATGAACACAGTGTTTGCGTTGGCGGTGGACTGTACGTAGTTCGGCACAACGGTAAGCTGGCCGAAGTCGGACATGTACACGTCCGCGCCGCCGATGATGCGGCCCTGCTCCTTTTTGCCCACCTGGTAGCGGTTGACCGCAATACCAGTGAACGCCGAGAACAGCGTCTTGTGGTTGGGAGACATGACAACTTGACGTGGAACCATGCCGGAGTTTATAAA